ATATGTACAAACAAATCAAATAACTTATAATACAAGTAATTTTGCTGATAGTGCTTTTGTATCAGCTCAAATCAATGCTCTTATCGATGGAGCACCGGGTACTCTTGATACTTTGAACGAAATAGCAGCTGCATTAAATGACGATGATTCTGCAGTAAATAGTCTTACGACATTGATTAATGCTAAAGATTCAGATTTTGTTAAATCTGCAGCTGATCAGACTTGGATTCAAAGTCAGCAGATTACATATTCGACTGCGGACTTTACTGATTCTGCTTATGTGACTTCAGTATTGCCTACATTAGGTGGAGACTTCGTTGATTCTGCATTCGTAACAAGTCTACCAATAAGCACATTCACTAATGATGCGGATTATCTTGACTCGACTACCGTACTTGGTGTCATAGATCAAACATATGTCCAGAATAACCAAATAAAGTATACAACGGCCGACTTTACCGATAGCGCTTATGTTACTAGCGTACTTCCAACATTAGGCGGAGATTTTGTAGATAGTTCTTACGTAACTGGTTTACCAGTAAGCACATTTAGTAATGATGCGAATTATCTTGATTCAACAACAGTCGCTGGCGTTATTGATCAAACGTATATTCAAAATAACCAGATAAAATATACTACGGCTGACTTTACGGATAGCGCTTATGTTACTAGCGTTTTACCAACATTGGGTGGCGACTTTGTTGATTCTGCATTTGTCACAAGTTTACCGGTAAGCACATTTACAAATGATGCAGATTATCTAGATTCGACTACCGTACTTGGTGTCATAGATCAAACATATGTCCAGAATAATCAAATTAAATATACTACAGCTGATTTTACAGACTCAGCCTACGTCACTTCGGTATTACCTACATTAGGTGGTGATTATGTTGACTCTGCTTATGTAACCGGTTTACCAGTAAGTACGTTTAGCAATGATGCAGATTATCTTGATTCAACTACCGTCACTGGGGTCATAGATCAAACATACGTACAAAATAACCAGATTAAATATACGACAGCTAATTTTACTGATAGTGCTTATGTTACTAGTGTCTTACCGACTTTAGGTGGAGATTTTGTCGATAGTGCTCAAGTATCGGCAATCATTATAGCAGATGTTATTAAATCATTCGTCGATGCTTTGAATATTAATGCTGTAGAGCTAGGCGGAAACGATAGCGATTATTATAGATTAAATGTATATGATTCAGCTGGCGTGCTACTGAATTAAAGATATAAATAGGATTAAATAAGGATTAAATAATGGCTGCACCATCAACAAGACAAACATTGATAGACTTTTGTTTACGTCGACTTGGTTTTCCAGTGATTGAAATTAACGTTGATGAAGATCAAATTGAAGATCGTCTTGATGATACACTTCAATTATACCAGGAATATCATTTAGACGCAACTTTTAGAACATATTATACATATCAAATTACAGCTGCTGATGTAACAAATGGCTATATTACAATTCCATCTGATATACTCTATGTCATTAAACAATTCCCAGTTGCAAGTAGTACATCAGCAAGCGTAAACTTTTTTGATGTAAAATATCAAATGATGCTGAATGATATTTACGATATGTCTACGTTCGGCTCAGATCTTGCTTATTACGAACAATTGCAGCAATATCTTTCTTTGATGGATATGAAATTAAATGGTACGCCTCAGACTACTTACGCACGTAGACAAGATCGTTTGTATATACATGGCGAATTCAGTACTCAAGATCAAGATTTAAAAGAAGACGATTATATTGTACTTGAAGTTATGAAAATTATTGACGAAGCAACTCATACCCAAATATATAACGATATGTTTGTCAAAGATTACTTAACTGCTTTGATTAAACAACAATGGGGTATGAACTTAATTAAATTTGATGGAATGGTATTACCGGGTGGCGTGAGTCTCAACGGTAGACAAATATACGATGATGCTACTGCAGATATTGAAAGAATAAGAGAAGCAATGCGACTAGAATATGAAGCACCATTAAGCTTCTTTGTTGGATAGGAATATAAATGGCTGTTAATCAGTATTTAAAACCTAATGTACGTTCAGAACAAACGCTTTACGAAGATATTATTATTGAGTCCATTAAGAATTATGGACAAGATGTAATTTATATGCCTCGTGATCTTGTGAATGTCGATACGATATTCCAAGATGATGCCGTATCAAAGTTTAGTTCAGCCTATCGTATTGAAATGTATATTGAAAATACAGAGGGTTTTGATGGAGATGGAGATCTCTTTTCAAAGTTTGGTGTTGAATTACGTGATGAAGCAACATTCATTATGGCTCGTCGGCGTTGGCTTAAACAAGTTTCCTATGTCAATAACGCGATTAATTTTTATCGTCCAAGAGAAGGCGATCTCATCTATTTACCTCTTTCAAAATCAATATTTGAAATTACAAAAGTTGAAGATGAAAGTCCATTTTATCAATTAAGTAATTTACCAGTATTTAAAATGCGTTGTCAATTATTTGAGTACAGCGATGAAGATATGGATACAGGAGTTGCAGCGATTGATGGAATTGAAAATACTGGTTATACTAAAGAATTCGTGTTGCAATCACATACTTTACAATTTGAAATTGGTGAAATAGTTCGTAAAGTAATTGATTCGGATAACTCGATCTATCTTGATGCTGAAGTTACGGCTTGGAATGATGCATCAAATACTCTTTCTGTTGCTCACATTGGTCGATCAGATGGTAAGTTTGCTGAATATGCAGATTCCGATTCATTGACTGGATTGACGACAGGAGCAACTGGAATTATTAGTACTCGTACAGAAAAAATAGATATTAATGACACGAATCAGAATGCTGAGTTCGATACATTTGCTACAGACTTTATTGACTTTAGTGAGACAAATCCATTCGGAGATCCTGTATAATGTTTTCACAATATTTCTATCATCAGACAATAAGAAAAAGCGTATCAATATTTGGTTCACTTTTTAATAATATTAATATTATACGTAAAAATTCTTCTGGTGCTACAATTAGCCAAGTGAAGTGTCCATTATCCTATGCCCCAAAAAGAAATTTTATTGAGCGGCTTGCGAATATGGCGCAAGGTGAAGATGCTGAAAGAAAGCTTGCTCTTAAATTACCAAGAATGTCTTTCGAGATTAGTGATTTTACTTATGATGCATCTCGTCAATTGATTAAGACAAATCAATTCAATGCTCAAGCAACAACTGCTTCAAATACAAGTAGAGCAAAAATATTTAGCGGTACTCCTTATAATCTATCATTTGAACTAAACATTTATGCGAAATCGCAAGATGATGCGTTACAAGTTGTTGAGCAAATCATGCCTTATTTTGTTCCTCAATATTCTGTAACGATTAAACCACTAGATGATGTTCCGTCTCATAAACTTGACATACCAATTATTCTTACAGGTATTAGTTTTTCTGATGACTATGAATCAGCAATTGGTGACCGAAGAACAATTATCTATACTCTTAGTTTTGATATGAAAACTGAATTTTATGGACCAGTTGCAGACAAAGGTATTATCAAATCTGCAATTATCGATTTCTATAACCAAAATGCCGGTCTTGATGATTCCGATATTCATGTTGAGAGATTAACAGTGACCCCAAATCCAAATACTATAATAGCGGATTCAGATTATGGCTTTGAAACAGCTATTGATTTGATATATGATAACTAATGACAGAAGATGAAAAAAACAACGTTGATCAAGATTATAATACCGCAAGAGAAACGTATTATGATCTCATCGAAAAGGGTCGCGAAGGCCTAGAATGTATGATTGAAATAGCAAGAGAATCAGAACACCCTCGAGCTTTCGAAGTTTTGGCAACGATGATTAAAACTATATCAGATACCAATGGCGAATTGATGAAGCATAATAAAATGCTTCGAGATATGGATAAAAAAGAAGAAAAGCCAGAAGGCGTCACCAATAATAATTTATTTGTGGGGACTAGCGCTGAATTACAAAAGCTTATTCAGAATACTGGTAATAAACCTGAATTATTAATAGATAATACAAAAGATTATAATGATGATTAAATTAATATTCTTAGTAGTTGTAGCATATTTTATTTTACCAATAGAAGATACTTTTAGTAAAGATACTTGGGAAGGCGTTTATACCGATAATCAAGCAAAAAGAGGAATGCAACTATACCTTGAAAATTGTTCTGAATGTCATGGCTCTCAATTACAAGGACGTGAAGAAGCGCCAA